ATCACCAGGTGCAACTACAAGCAATAGTGTCCAATTGTATAACAGTTCTACTGGTACTTATGGTGTTTACATGAGGCTTACTGCTGGACACCAACATTATACTCCTAGCGTTGGTTACATAGGAACTAATGCCGCATCAAACAATGGATATATGTATTTCCACAATGCAAGACACTCTACTGGGTCAGCAGGTATTGCTTTAAATTATAACGCTATAACTCCATGTACTTTTAGTGGGCAGAACTATGACAACACTATTGCTCTTGGAAGTGCTTCTGCTAGGTTTGATGATGCCTACATTACTAATGGTGTTACTACTGGCTCTGATAGAAATCTAAAACAAGATATTGAAGAACTATCAGATGCAGAGCAAAGAGTAGCACAAGCCTGTAAAAGCCTAATCCGTAAATATCGATTGATTAGTTCTGTAGAAGAGAAAGGTGATGATGCTCGCATCCATATTGGTATTATTGCTCAAGAGCTAGAAGATGCTTTTACCGCTGAGGGGCTAGATGCATCTCGTTATGGTATGTTCTGCCAAGATACTTATTGGTGGAAAGAAGAGACAATCCCGGCACAAGAAGAAGAGTATCAGGATGAGAACGATATGACTCAAACTAGAACTATTGCTGAATTTGTAGAGCGCACTACATACGAGTCTGAAGAAAATGCGCCTGATGGTGCTACTGAAGTGACTACTAGGTCGGTTCGCTATACTGAATTGTTGGCATTTATCATATCAACAATGTAAATGTCGAAAGCCATATAATGATATAATCTGTATATTCAGTTCGGAGAATAATATGCCAGCAGGAAAGTACGACTTAACGATAGATCAAGGATCAGACTTTGAGATTTCTATTGCTATAGAAGAAGACGGCTCTCCCATGGATGGCAATAATTATGATGCTAGAGCGTCATTAAGATCAAAGATAGAAAGTGCAACTAGCACAAACTTTACAGCATCAATAACAACTGGCGGTGTAGTTACTATATCTTTGACTAACTCTCAAACTGCTGCAATGACAGCAGGAAGCTATGTATATGACGTAGAGATATTTCAAGGTACTGCACTAGTTACAAGAATACTGCAAGGTAAAGCGACAGTTACCCCAGAGGTAACAAGATAGTGGCTAATTTCCACGACATGACAATTGATCAGGGTTCTGATTTTAGTCAGGCATTACACTTTAAGAAAAGTGGTTTGCCGATTGATATGTCGTACCATGCTATAAGCTCTCAAATGCGCCCAAGCTATTCTAGCAATGATTATGTTGATTTTACTGTAACTACTAACGGTGATAATCATACAATATCACTTACTAATAGTCAGACTAAAGATTTAACCTCTGGCTCATATGTGTATGATGTAGAACTAGCAACAACCTTTACATTCAAACGAGGCTATTTCGACACTGACACTAATTCTATTGTCCCTTATTCTGGCGGTGATTTAGCAGATATATTTACGACTATTATGCAAGCTGCAGTTGGTTTTGTCACAATTCCATCTGATAGAGAATCTATTTTTGATTTCAGTGGTAATGGATCATACGACTTTATGGATGCAATAGCAGTGCAAAGTTATGCAATTTCTATTGGAGGCGCGTTTGCAATTGAATACGCAAATAGAGTTACGCTTTTAACAGATACTAGTTTAATTAATCAGACTTTAATTAATAAATTATTAACTGGATCTGCTCGCGCAATCACTTCAACAGATAATAAAGTAAATCGTGTTATTCAAGGTAATGTTACTGTAACCAGAGAGGTATCAAGATAATGGCTATTACTAAGCTATCAATTACAGGCAATACAACTGCTGTTGGAATTAGTAGTACGCCAATTGTAGTTAGTCTTGGCAATACAGCAGAGGCTACTACTGTAACGTCATCTGGTAATATTACTGCTACAAGCGTACAGACAGCACTAGAACAGCTTGACACTATTAAAGCACAGGCATCAGGTGGCACTCTTACTAACCCGTCTATATCTGGCAATGTATCTGTAACTGGCGGTATAACCGCATCTTCAATTAACTTAGGTGATACAACACTTTCAGACTACGAGTTTGGAACTTGGACACCTACAAACAGCGATATTACTTTTACAACATCTTATGCAAAGTATACAAGAATTGGTAATTTAGTTATTGCATCGTTAGATATTAATTCTATAGATTGTTCAAATGTACCTGCCGATAGTAACAATTTTGTTATTGATGGTTTGCCATATAACTCTGCAATTGATTTGCCGGGACAATTGGTAAAATTTAATGTTACATTATTGGCAAGTGAAACACGGATTGTACCTGTAGCGACAACGGGCGGTGATATGGCTTTTTTTCAGGGCGGGCATCATGGAAGTGCAATACATAATGATGATGTTAATACTGAAGTGACTGATGGGCATATAACAGCTACTGTTATGTATATGACAAGCTAGGAGAATATAATGGAAGATTGGCATTTAAGCAGAAACGTACCTATAACTTTATTTTTATTGCTTGCTGTACAGGCAGTAACAGTAACAGGTGCATTTACTGAGGTTGAGGTTGGCGTAGAGCAAAATGCTAAAGACATTGATGACATAACCTCTGTAGTCATGGGCTTAGACAATAGACAGCGCGACCATGAAGTAAGACTGGCCCGTATGGATGAGAACATTATCCACATAAGAGAGTTATTAGAGTCTAAACAGTAATGAATATTAGTATCCCATGGCTATCTCATGGCTATCTCATGGCTATCCTATGGATACTTGGCTCAACAGCTTTAGCAAACGAGCAAGGCAGTCTGAACAACTATCATGGTGAGAACAGCGTAGCAAATAGCAATAACACAACAACAGATACATCTTCTACAACAGAAAATACCTACAATGGAGCCGGGGCGGCTAGTGAGATTCCAGTAGGTTCTGCAATAAGTCCAACCTTTATGTCTAATGGTTCTGATACTTGCTTAAAAGGTACAGCAGGATCAGTGCAGACAGTGGCTATCGGATTTAGTTCTGGCGGTTACACCTTAGACGTTGATTGCACTAGGTTAAAATATGCACGAATGCTTTCTGCGCTTCAGTTAAAAGTGGCGGCAGTGTCTATGTTGTGCCAGTCAACAGAGGTGTTTAAAAGTATGCTTCTAGCGGGTTCTCCATGCCCGTTCATATCCAATGGGAGATTAGTAGCGGGGAAAAGGGGGTTGATGCTGATAAAGCAGAAGCCAGAATTATATATTCCTGATTACAAGGAAAACCGTAAATATTATGACGGTATTCTCCAGATAGGTGAGGTAAGTGAAGATGTGGAAGAAGATAGTATGTCTATTAGCGATAAGTTCCGTAGCACAAAGCAATAGCTTAGATCAGTTAATCGACTCAAGCAGTAGTATAGTTAGTCAGATCGACACCTCTATTAAACTAGTTGGTGCTGCTACAGAGTACGCTCATCAGGGTAGCGGTTTATCTGATGGTACGCTTTCCAGTACAGGTCATATTAGCGCAGAGCAAGTAGATGCTTACAACTCTGCACTGTCTAACTTCAGTAACAACTATCAGCCTTATGGTGCGCCCGTCAAAGAGGTGCTAGAGAATATGGCGATGGATTCCCTAGCCGAGATGGAAACCCACATTGATACTTTTGTTGAAGTAACAGTTGAGCTAGTGTCAGTACAGCAAGTAGCAGAGAAAGCTGCAGAGGCAAGCACTCCAAAGCAAGAAGAAGAGGTGCAGACGTTTGTACAGCAAAACCAAGAAATGCTTACAATAGATCAGGAAGACGTACAGCTATTCAATGATACGGTGGATAATATAGAATCTTCAGCAAATGAAGCTGCTGCCTACCTAGCCGTAGCTAAGAGCGAAGCGGCAGAATATCTTCAGCAATCTATAGAAGACAAGAACACTACATCTGGTGATGTTAATATCTTCTATGATTCTAATCAGCAATGGGTAGCGATGGGCTACAATACAACCAGAAACCTAACTGCTGTATACTTAAATGGTAACGATGCTTTTGGTTTAGACTTGTACTATAGCGAGGCAGACATCTTGGCAGTAGGTGCAGAGTCTGAGTTTTATCGCACATCACCTATTGCACTAGGTTATGATTGCTTTATTAACATGGATTGCGAACAATGATTGAAGATAGTGAGTTAAAGATAGGCGGTCAGACATTTAAGGGAGCGTGGATTGCAGTGGTTTTAGCGATTGGCTCTACCATTGGCGGAGGAGTCTGGACTGCATCAAGCTTGTATTCCCGGCTAGAAGCGGTAGAATCCGTATCCGTTCCTGATGTTGCTCCTTTGAACGAATCTATACAACTGATAGAGCAGCAATTAAAGGATAACGACATAAGCCATCTAAGCGCAAAATTAGCGACTTTAGGCACAAACCTAGTGACGATATCAGCGCAACAAGAAAAGCTGTTAGAGGTCACTACAGACGTATCTAGGCTAGAGAAAGACATAGAGACAATAAAAGCTACTGTAAAGAAAGCAGAGCTAATTAGTGAAAGTTTAGGGGACACTGATGACAGAATTAAAGTAATCATGAAAGAACTCGATGATATCTGGCTTGGCATGGATGCATTATCGATGCCATTAAAATAGGAGAATATTATGTTACAGCACCTAATAGGCCCGATTGCTAATATAGCTGGTGGGTACTTAAAGAATAAGGCAGAAGAGAAGCAAGCAAAGCATAAAGCTAAACTAAAAGTAATTGAGACCGATGCTGAGTGGGAATCTAAAGCTGTTGATGCTACTCAAAATTCTTGGCGTGATGAATTTTGGACTATAGTTTTGTCGATACCAATTTTCATGATCGGCTATTCCATAGTTGTTGGCGATCCAGAGATTGTTATTCGGGTTGAAGACGGCTTTCAGGCTTTAGCTCAACTGCCTGAGTGGTATCAGTATTTATTGTTCATAGCTATTTCTAGTAGCTTTGGGATTAAGGGTGTTAGCAAACTAGCGAGTCTAAAGAAATGACATTTAAGTATTTTAAGATAGAAGAGTTTGACTGCCAATGCACTGGCAACAACGATATGAACGAAGAGTTTATTCACAAGCTCGATGAGTTGCGTGAAGCCTGTGGTTTCTCGTTTCACATTACATCTGGCTATCGTGATCCGAGCCATCCCATAGAAGCCCGTAAGTCTAAACCTGGTACTCATGCCCAAGGCATTGCTGCAGACATATCGGTATCTGGTGGCGCAGAGCGTTATATCATTGTGCGTGAAGCGATGCGATTAGGGTTTACCGGGGTGGGCGTGGCTAAAACATTTATACACGTTGATATTCGTGAGACTACGCCAGTTACTTGGCAATACTAATCAATTCTGTTGATACATAAACAGCAATAAGGTATATTGTTTCTTCCATAGGAGGAAATAATATGAAGTCTAGTGAGTCAATAAAAGCCCTTGCAGAAGCATTATGTAAGGCACAATCTGAGATGGGTGGAGCGGTCAAAGAATCGTCAAACCCTTTTTTCAAGTCTAGCTATGCGGACTTAACATCCGTAATTAAAGCTATCAAAGAGCCATTCGCCAAGAATGGTCTAAGCTATACACAGTTCCCTATCTCTAATGAGCATGGTGTAGGAGTCGTTACTAGACTCATGCATACATCTGGTGAGTGGATGGAGAATAGTTATAGTTTGCCCTTGGTTAAACGTGATCCGCAAGCTGCAGGTTCAGCAATAACATATGCAAGACGTTACGCTTTGCAGTCTATTGCAGGTATACCTACGGCAGATGATGACGCAGAGTCAGCTATGCTAAGGACAGAGAAGTCTAAGCAGGATGAGTATGAGGATATGATTGTTGACCTTATGCCTGTAATACAAGCAATTAAGGATGGCATCGCAACTCAAGACTATTCCACAGCTAATGAGGAATGGAACTCTCTCAGCGATACAGAGAAGCAAATTGTATGGAAAGCCCCATCAAAAGGTGGAAAATTTACGACCAAAGAAAGGGAAATCATGAGAACCCCTGAATTTAGACAAGCTTTATAGGAGAGTAATATGAGTCAGTATGAACAAAAAGATAATAGCGGTGCTATGTTTGTTAACGATAAAAAGGAATCTGAGACACATCCTGATCGTAAAGGTAGCGCAATGATTGGTGGTGTTGATTATTGGGTTTCAGGTTGGATTAATGAGTCTAACAAAGGAACTAAGTATATGAGCTTAAAGTTTACACCGAAAGAACAGGCACATAGCCAAGGCGTTAAGCAGGTTACAAATCAGGTCGAGCAAAAGCAAACTTTACTAGAAGATGACATTCCGTTCTAGCTAAAAACCCCCCTCCGAAGAGGGGGTAAACCATAGGAGTTTGTGAGCGGGGAAACTCACCCGACCGATTTTAACATATTTAGGAGTGTCATATGATAGATGCAGGAAGATGTCTGCGAATGGCTCAGAAAGAACTAGGTATACCAAGTGTTGTATTAGCCAAGAAAGCCGACAGCACTCCGCAACAAGTAGTTCGATGGCGAGCGCAAAAGAATATGAAATTACACACTATAGAGACAATCTGCAAGGCTATGGATATATCTATAAATGATTTCTTAATGTACTAGAAAAAACAAAGCCCCAATTAAGGGGCTTTACTTTAAGTCTAAGGAAAGACTATACTTGAGTATGCTAATAAACAAGAAATGTAAGTATATCATACTTTACTGTCTAGTAACGTCTTATAACACTCTTTCTTGTAAGTATTCCGCTTGGGGCTGACGAACTCCTTAAATGAAACGTCAGAGCGTGGTTGACCCTCCAGACAAGGCGCATGATGCAGATCGGTTTCTGCTGATTGATAGGTTGGATATCCGATAGAATACGAATGTAACCGCAAAGTCGCATAGCCCTTTGTTCTTAAATTTCGCTCCGAGCAGTGAAAGGGTTAAATGTGTATTTAAATATATATTCTAGTATATAAGTCGCTAATAAATAATGCTTGTAACTAAACAAATATGTGTATATATTAATATTTCAATTAATCGGGCGAAACTTTAGTTGAGCCAATAGGAGATAAGAATGTGGATAATACCGAAAAATTACCAACTGTACTCAGTTTTTGCTCAGGATATGGTGGAATCGAAAGAGGACTTGACCTTGCCGGGTTTAGACATCGAGTCCTCGCTTATGTGGAGATCGAAGCCTACGCCGCAGAAAACTTGGCAAGGAAGATGGAAGCGGGTGTCTTGGATGCAGCACCTATTTACACGAATCTTAAAACCTTCCCATCAGAAATCTTTCGAGACAAGGTTAGCCTTATTACTGGTGGATATCCCTGTCAGCCATTCTCAGGGGCAGGAAAGCGACAAGGAGAAGAAGACCCTAGACACCTCTGGCCCACAATACGGAGACACGTTAAATCAATTAGACCTACTAGATGTCTGTTCGAAAATGTCGAGGGACATATCTCGCTTGGACTCAACACAGTCCTCAGCGATTTGGAAGAAGATGGTTATAGATCAACGTGGGGAGTATTCTCAGCGACTGAAGTTGGAGCAAGACATCAGAGAAAAAGAATATTCATCATGGCCCACTCCGACAGCATCAGCAGGGGGGCCAGGTAAAAACCCTGATAATACTCGTGGAAAGCATCAAGGCAACGCTTTGGCTAGTGCAGTTAGAGATGCAGAAACATGGCCCACTCCAACGGCATCGGATTACAAGAACATGGACACAAGCAATCAAATAATGCTATCGAAAGTAGCTAAGTGGGCGACACCTAACACTATGGATCACTTACCACCAAGATCGCCAGAGGCAACTGAGAAAATGGCTACTGGTATAAGAAAAGGTAGAAAGCGACCATCCAACCTAAGAGAGCAAGTTGATCCTGAAACTTGCGCTATCTACGATTTACTATGGCCCACACCTAGAGCCTGTGATTCTACAGGTGGCCCAGTATTAACTGAATACAAAAACGGCTTCCGCTCTTATCGGCATGATTCGGGCAAGTGGTTTGGTGCTAAATTAAAGGATGCAGTTGAAGTATTTCCAACGCCTTACGCATCAGAAGCAGAGAAGTATCGTCTTGATGGTGATAGCCAAGCAACTAAATGTCTGTCCGCTCTTGCAAGGCGTGGCGAGCTAGAGAAGTTTCCTACTCCGCTACTCAATGACTATAAGGGAGGCTATACCACGGAATCTATTATTAGAAAGGATGGTAAGTCACGCGCTCATGATCAGCTATGCAATGCTGCCATTGGAGGTAAGGGCGTGGATGAAGTAAAGGGTAGCCTTAATCCTAATTGGGTAGAGGGACTTATGGGTATTCCGCATGGATGGACTGATTTAGAAGTACACGATACTGATCTTGGTTGGAAGCAGAAAGAGGATTGGTTGAGTGATAAATGGGAAGAAGCTATCCCACGGGTAGTTGACGGATGCGATAACCGAATTGACCGTATTAGATTATTGGGCAATGGTGTTGTACCATCTACAGCGTGTAAAGCATGGCAAGTTTTATCTAGGAGGCTAGAAGATGGGTAAAGGATCAAAGCAAAGACCAACTGACACAAAAGCATTTGACGCTAATTACGATGCTATTTTTAACAAACGAGAGGAAAAGCCAATGACACAACAAGAAAGAGTTTTAGATTATTTGCAGAATGGCAACAAACTGACCTGCTTAAATGCTTTTAATGAATTAGGCATTACTCAAATAGCTAGTCGTATATTTGAGCTAAAAGAGCAAGGGCATCCCATAGATAAGCGATGGATCAAGGTTACTAATCGTTATGATGAAAAGTGCAGTGTAGCTGAATACTTTATGGGTGTTAACGATGTTGTGTAAAGACGGAAGCACCTACGAGCCTAAGCAAGAAGACTTGATTGCATGGGAAAGAGCTTACTCTAAGCGTGGCGTTAACGTACAGCAAGAACTGTTATCAATGGAATCTTGGTTGGATGCAAACCCAGTTAAAAGAAAGACAAAGGTTGGCATGAAAAGGTTTATTGATTCATGGCTAAAAAGGGCTGCCGAGTCTGGCGGCTCTCCCATGGCTAAGTCTCGCAAGCAAAGTTCGCGAAACATTCCAATTGAGCATAAACTATGCGATATTGGCTGGGTGCAGAATGTAGAAACAAAGCAAGATGCTAAACAGTTCTACTTAAATAAACTTGGCTACTACTTTGACGGAGAGTTAAAGAATGGCAAAGACGAGGTTGTTACAATTTAAAGGAGAGCATCAGTCGCTTGTAGATGAGGAGTATTACACTTATCTGCAATTGGCTGAAGCCATAGACGCGAACTACAATTGTATAAAAAACAGATTATACAATAAGAAATTCGTGACCCCTGAAGATTTGTACAAGCCCAACAGTAAGCGTAAAGGCAGAAAGCAACCCAACAGAAGAAAGCCAGAAGATATAACAAGACTAGAATGCAGATCATCTATCATGATGGATAAGTATATAAGGAGAAAGTTATGAGTGATGGTGAAGCATTTATCTGTCGTAATGAGCGTGAGCTAGACAACTTTATTAAACACGCAAAAGAATATTATAAGAAAAAGAACTACGCTGTTTTTTCCTACCGAAACAATCAAAATATCACAATGAACCAACACAACTCTATTTATAAGTATTGCGATATGCTTGCAATGCAATTAAATGAGTCAGGTCATGATATGAAAAAAGTATTTGACGATAGCTTTGATATTCCGTGGACAAAGGCGAGCGTAAAAGAGCTTATATGGAATGTAGTACAGGAAGCGATGTTTGGAACAACATCAATTAAGGAGTTAGAAAGGGCTAAGGTTACTAAGGTATATGATGTAATTAACCGAAAGATAAGCCAAAAGACTGGTGTATTTGTGCCATTTCCTAACAGAGACGATATGCTTTAAAATCATAAGTATAAACTAGAGGGAATAACTGTGAAGATTAATCCTGAATTATTGTTAGAGTTTTGTAAGAGCGAAAGACAGACTGAAGTAGTCAATGCAATTATTGCTAGTGGCACAGTTATCAAGGCTGCCAAGCTACTTGGTATTAATCGCAGATCAGTTTACCGAACACTTAATAAGTTAGAAGAAAGAGCAGCAAGTAAGGGTGTAGCACCTCATCGTGATTTAGTTCACCAGACAGCCGAGGGCTTTGATGTTAAGCGCATATCAACAGCCTACAAGGGCGATGAGCCAGTTTTACAATGGGTCATTCAAGAACCTGAGAAACGCGACCTAAGAGAAAAAGTAGAAGCAATGGTCGAGGGTCTGACAGATGACCTAACCGGGCTGAGAAAGTCAATAAAACAACCTGATACCGTGGATACTGATTACTGCGCCTCCTATTTTATAGGCGATCATCATTTCGGGATGCTTGCGGACAGTCAAATGAAGCTGAGTAACGATGACTGGGATATAAAGATAGCAACAAAAGCTTTAATTGATGCCGTGGATAGGCTGTCAAACCGTGTTGGCAATGCACACACTGCTGTACTTTGTAATGTCGGAGATTTTTTCCATGCCGATTCTAGCCTAAACACTACCACTAAGGGTACACCAGTTGATGTAGATTCTCGTTCATCTAGGACATTTAAGCTTGCTGGTCAGTTGTTTCAGATACTTATTGATAAGCTGCTAACAGTGCATCAGGAAGTTGTAGTTGTGAATGTAAGAGGTAATCACGATTACGATATGGCTTGTCATTTGTCTAGTTGTATTGAGTTAATGTATCAGAACGAGCCAAGAATAACGGTGCTAGAAAACTATTCTAAGTTTTTACACTGGGAGTGGGGCAACAATTTATTTGTATATCATCATGGTGACAGAATAAAACCAGAGCAGATATTGCAGACTGTCGTTAAAAATCTAGATGAAGAATGGTCTAATCACAAGAATCGATATTGTCATCTTGGACATATACATCATCATGTGGAAAGAGAATATGCTTCCATGCAATTTTCTTGGTGGGGTTCACTAACTTCTACCGACCAATGGCATGACGATCAGGGCTACGGTGCAGAACGCAGTATGACTGCCGTGGTTTACCATAAAGACTATGGTGAAGACTCTAGAGTTAAAATAACAATGGAAGAGATCGATGGCTAAGATAATTAACTTCCCCGGTGGCAAGGACTACAAGCTGACTAGACAATACTGCGAGTGCGGTGGCGTATTAGAGTTGTGGATGGATGATGATGATAATTGCGTAGGGTTATGTACGCGCTGTCATCTTGGCGTTGGCGATGAGATGGTACAGATCGTAGGAGATGATGATGGCAAAACGCGCCACTAAGAAAAGAAAGACTATTGCCCAAGAGGTTGATAAGGCTGCTGTGCTATTGCAAAAGCTTGTACGCATGAAAGCTGCAGATGACAACGGCTACGCTCAGTGCGTATCATGTGGAAGAGTAGACCACTGGAAAGGAATGGATGGAGGTCACTACTACAGTCGTAGGCACACCAGGTTAAAGCTATTTTTAGAAAATCTGCATATCCAATGTAAAAGATGCAATATGCTAATGGGCGACCCTCAAGTGCATGATGCTTATAGAGACTACATGATTGATATGTATGGTGAGCGAAGACTTAGAGCAATGAAGAAGCTTACCTATCTGCCACCAAAAAAGTTTGACCGAGATGAAGTCATAGCATTTCAGCAAGACATAAAGAGACAGATAAAAGAACAAGAAGAAAGATTAGGTATATAGTTTACAGTTTTGTTTATTGTGTGATAGGATACAGCTACATTAATCGAAAGGGTGCAAAACAATGCAAAATCATTACGCAGTTAAACATATGGGTATTACCATATATGACTTTCATGCAGACAACGATAAAGCAGCTAAGAAGATTGCTGTAGATAGATTCGGTGAGTACGACCTATTAGTTTGCTTCGTTACAAATGGTGTAAGAACAATAGGCGGGTCTAATGTCTAAATACTTTTATGATGATTTTATTTATGAGCATATTGATCTGCTCGACAAGGCAGACAGATTGTCCGATCTGCCTGATACAGTAATTGATGAGGCAACTTATATCTGGCTAAACAGATACACCAGTTGGCATACAGATATTTATCCTGCTTCATTTAATGCGGGGGTGTGTAAATTAGCAACAGAGATGTTGTTTGGAGAAAAGCCATCCCATAGCTACTTAGTGTCAAACCTATTTATTGCTATGGCAGAAGATTCGCCAGATGCAGGTAGTAGAGATGACACTTATATGAGCGAAGCACTAGGATACTTTGACCATAGAGTTAATCTTGGTAACTTCGCAGACGATGTAAGGGACAGCATTTATCTTTATTTAGAAAGCTCAATGGAAGATGAGTTGTTCCAACAATTAGCAGACTTAAAAGCGAGGGATAAATATGAACACTTCGAAGAGTGAATGGGAGCGATTACGCGACCAGTATCCACCACTGGAGAATGAGTTTGATAAAGAAGAAAGAACTGCATTCAACAATTGGGTTGAACAAATGGGATTTGATGGCATAATACAAATAAGTGGAGATAATAATGACAAAAACAAAGCAAGCGATAAAAGAGGCAAATAAGATGGCTGATAAAGAACTGTTAAAGGCAAAATTAGACGGCTATAAAGCAAGTGCAATCAAGTGGCTCGATACTGAAGTATACGGCTACAAAAGAGGCAAAATATTAGCAATTGCTGTTATCGTAATCATAGCAGTAACGCAAGCGAACCCCTAGTAAGATAGGCAAGGAGTCCTCCCTCCTGATTAAGCTGGTCTGGCTCACCAGTGCCTAAAACGAGCCATTACATATCTTTATTACCCGCATGACAAAATATCACTTCTAAGCAATACAACAACTCATTAAAATGCCGCCTCACTTAACAGAGGTAGCAATGAAACTTATAATTATATTCACTATATTCATCCTTTCCCTAATAGCGTTTGACGACCTAAAGCTAGGCGTACCGCGCCCATCGACACCTAACGACCCAGAAGTAAACAAATAGTGGTATAATTAGCAGTAGTGACTATTCGAGAGGTAAGGATATGATCAATCTGCAACTTATAGACAGAATTAACGAGTGCAAACGTAATGGGTGGAATGACCTTTTGACTAAGGTAGATTCCTATACGCAAAGTTTACTGGATACTCCAAGTGCTGCTCCTTGTATAAAGACTGCACTATTAAACTGGGGTAATGAAGTTGAGGTACGCAAGAGTAAGCTACCACCAACTGAAGAGCAGTTAGCAATGCGTAACCCAGCTATGATACGTCAGTTAGGTGCTATTGATTAAGATGTTATAATCGACTCTATGATTAGAGTTGAGAGTGACGAAAACGTACACGAAGCGGACATCGACCTGGTAGAGCGATTTGCTGAAGCCTTATTAGATAAAGATAAGGTGGCAATGCAAGAAGTTCTTTATATGCTAGAAGATCGAATGTCTGGTGGCTGCGTATGTTTAGAAGTCGATTGCATCTGCGGTAGCTGGTAAAAGCTATCCCACGGCTATTCCACGGATATCGTATGGCTATCCCACGGCTATCCCACGCATACTATAAGGCATCCCTATGGAAATAATGACTGATTTTTCTAAAGCTTATGAGATGATGAGCGATATACAGAAAAAGGAATTTCCCTTTGCTGCATCGGTGGCAATGAATAGCACGTTTAAGCAGCTAGTAAAAAAAGATGGTCACTTGGCAAATACAATGGATAGGCATATTGATTTAGGTGCTAACCCATTTACAAAAAGAGGTTTCTACGCTTACTTCACTAGAAAGAACAGATTGTCGGGATTTATAGCAGTAAAGGATAAAAACAGCTACCTGGATACAATCATATTTGGCGGTACAGTAAAGCCACTAAAAGGCAATCAATTCTTAATACAACCTGTTAACCAAAAGAAAAATAAATACGGGAATATTCCAAGAAATACGTTGGCCCGAAAGTCTGCTAATACTAAAGATTACTTTAAGCCCAAAAAGCCTATGGTCGGCAAGTATGGCGTTAGACCATATGGACTTTATAAGCACAGACCAAAACGCGCTCCACAGTTAATAATTAAGTATAGCGAAAAGACCAGAGATCAAAGAGGGTTCTACCCGGCTGGTCGTGACGCTGCTCGATACTATAAGAGACACTTCCCAACCAACTTTAATATTGCCATTAAGAATGCAGTAATGAGCAGTAAGCATAGAGCTGCAACCGGGTTCTAGTGAAACTTACGAAAACAGCAAAAGCGTATAAAGATATGATTGCTATAGGTAAGCAGTTTGCTAAATGCTTGCATGGCAATACAAAGCCAGTTTTATTAACGCTCCAAGGTCAGCCAGATGCTGGTAAAACAAGTTTAAGTCGCGGAATTATTTTAGGTCTTGGTTACGAAAAGCCAATTATTTCACCAGGTTGTTTCCCTAATGAATACAAAACGTCTTTTGGCAATATATATCATTGTGATCTGTATAAAGTTAAAGATGTGCAACAGCTACATGATATAAGCTTTTATGAGAAAACTTCTGCTTCTGCTTTAAGTATTGTTGAATGGTCTAATAGATTAAAAAGTCTTGGAGTAAAGTCCGATATCTTTATGACAATTAATAAAACATCTGAGCATAGAGTTATAGGATTTAACTCAAACAGTAAGCTTGGCTACAAACTTCTTACAAAGTTAAAAGCTATTCCATAGCTATCCCACGGCTATTCCATAGCTATCCCATGGCTATTCCACAGATATTCTGCAGCACGGCTATCCCATGGATAACACAGACAACGGCTATCCCATGGCTATTCCGTGGATATCGTATAGAAAGGCTATCCCATGGCTATCCCACGGATACCCTATAAGACCCGTATAAAATCCAAAAAAAGGGCAAAAACTGGTTAAATATACAGTATACCGGCTGAAACCCTTGCTATCACTGGGTTTGCGGGTAGATGGGACAAGCAAGGGCAAAAAGGGGGGCGCACATTGTCCCTTTTATTTGTGAGTTATTTAGCGTTTATGCTGATACGTTGAAAGGGTCAGTTATTGCGTTAAATGGGATTGTAAAAGTAAACATAAGTGCCTATTATTATCAGCGTTAATTAATCAATCGGAGCAACAAAAATGAAAGGCATTGAGAGACAAATAGCAAAACAAGCAAATTTGGTTTATATCCTTAACAAGGTTAAAACTAATCCAATCAATGAAAGAATAGAGCGCGCGCTTTTAATCGCTCTAATAAATATTAAACAAGATATAGATAAAGGGGAATAATTATGAATTTAACAAAAAAGCATAAAGCAAGAAGAAAGGCGCGAGCTTTGCGCGAGTTTAAACGCAAGCATGATGGCTTGAACATTTGGCAAGTATCATCAATATATGCCGTTTTTGGTTTATGTGGTGGTGGTGCTTTGTACTTTTGGTTTTGGTCAATTTTATCAGTGGGGGTTTAATCATGTTTATTGAAATTAATTGGTGGGACTTCAAAAGTGAGTTTGACAAAATCAGACCAGAGCAATTTAGTTATGAGGGCTTGGGTGCAATCTTTGACTACTTAGAAGAGGTAGAAGAGGAAACGGGCGAACCAATGAAATTAGATGTGATTGCGATCTGTTGCGATTTTGCTGAATACGAAAGCCTTGAAGATATGCAAAGAAGCTACCCCGACTATAAAACTGAAGAGGCGTTTTCCGATCAGACCTTATTGCTACCTTTAGACAATGGTGGCTACGTCATACAACAATTTTAAGGGGGCATTATGACTTTATATCAAAGGGCAAAACAGAAAATCAAAGAAGCTAAAACTATTGTGAGGCTTGAAGAAATACAAGATTGCATTGAATACTTTTACGTTAGTGAAAAACTGACGGCTAAAGAATATCAGAAGCTTGATCTTATATGGTGCGATCAGTGGATAATTAACGATCTAGGAGGTCATTAAAATGGCTTTTATTGAAAATGATAGATTCATGTTATTAGTAACAGATTGCGTTGATAAGTATCTTGAAAATGATTGGAACGTTTTCGAGTTAGATAACTATTTAGCGAGCCATGGTTTAGATGGGGACAATATTGACGATATTTTGTCCACGGCTAAAGAGATAATTGAAATTAGAGTAGAGGGTTAAGAAATGAATAGGTACGCATTTACAGAAATTCCAAACAATGAAGAGGGGCGCGAATTGGTTCGCCTTATGCGTAAGTATCTAAACAGAGATACCTACGCAATGCGCGTGAAAGGGCAATACCTCAAAGAAGAATTGAAAGGGGACAAAACCTATTGGTACAAAAATACCCACGGACAACCAGTCCAAGACTCCAAGTGTCTGAGGGTTTATCTAGATTCCAAGCTAGTCAAAGCGCAAGCAGATAGCACCTATCTATTAAGGGCTGAAGCGAGAGAGGCGAGAGAGCAACACAATCGCCTTTTGAACGATCTTTTCAAACTATTAGACAATCACGAATAGGAGCAAGGACAATGAACAAGCACGACTTTCTAAGCGAGTTAAGCACCCAAGGGAGCGCAACGCTTGCAACCCATTATGATCAGAAAGAGCAAATGCCAATTGATAATGCAATCATGTTGTTGGCTGCAGGCTTTTCCGACTGTAGTTATTCCAATGATGAATGCCCGTCTTATTGTATAGATACCCCCTCTCCGTTGCCCCTTGATTCCTTGGTGCTAATGTATTGTCCACGCACTGAAGAAGAGAAAAAAGAGCCTATTATCTATGGGGAGCATAAGCCTTGGACTGTCTTTGTCTATGGCTCAGGATCGCACGAAAAAGCCTTTCTATGGCTTAAAGATGCGATTGCCTATTATGTAAAGATAAACGCGGAACAATTACATTCTTTAACGGAGGTTAACTAATGTTTAAATATCCTGAAACACTGAATGAATTTAAAGCGTGGTTATCAGATCTTGAATCTAGATCTCAGGAGCAAGCACCATACTTTGATGCAAGGTTGCTAGATAAAATCAATCAAGTTAAAACAATTATTCAAAATTGGGAGGCAGAATAAATGCCTAAACAAATAAAACAATACGACCAACGCTCAACGCTTCAGCTTCAATTGGATTGCGTTAGAGAGTACGAGAGAGAGAGAAAAGAAGAGCGTGAAGATTGGATAGTAGCCATTATCGGAGCAACGTGCGCCATAAGCCTTGTGTTCTTATTGGGGCTAATCATTCAATAGATAAACCCTCAATACTACGCCCCCTTAATTGGGGGCTTTTTTTTGCCTATAGAAAAGCAACCAATAACCACCCCCCCCCTATTCTATACAGCCACCCACCAAGCGCATATAAGCCCGTTTAAGCGACTTTAACCTATCAGAGCCGGGATAGTAGCCACTTAAAACTGTATTGATTGTACCGCCAACCAGGTGCGAATAGTCGTGCTGTATGAATTTACAGTGTACCCTCAGAATTGCGTTCTAAGCGACTTTATTTTATAAAAGTTGCGTTCATATGTATTGCTGCCGAACAGGGGAGATATGCCCTATAGAGGCTCTAGAATCAATAAGGTACTCCCATAGCCGAAGCCCGTGGGTAGTTTCGCATAGATCGGAAGAGCGTCGTGTAGG